AAGACTAGGTATAGAAACTCGCCAAGTTGCTATGCAAAGGAAAACACATGAACTAAACAAAGCAGCAGAAGCAAATACTGCTGCATTCAAAGATGCAATTGAAGCACTTGGAATGTCTGCAAAAAATCTTCATGGATTTACTGAGGAAGGTATTGCAAATTTAAGAGACAATGGAAAATTCTTTGTAGATACTGCAGCAAAAAGATTTGAATTATTGGGTGGTGATGAAATGGCCGGCGCTGCTGCTGAAGAGCAAAAGGCAAAACAAGAGAAAAAAGACCAACAACAAATCACTCTTCTTGAAAATATCGGTGCCGGAATTACTGACCTTGCAAAAGGATTTGGTGATGCAGTGAAAACTGGTGGTAGTATGGGACTTGGTGCAATTGCCGGTCTTATTGCAGCACCTGTTGTTGCCCTTAGTTCATTCTTTACCACACTCAAAGCAGAATTCGCAATTCTTAAATCCTTTACCACTGGTGGACTTGCAAAAATTGGTGGTATTCTTAAAACATTTTTTGTCTCACTAGACACATTTATTTTTGGGCCTGAAGCAAAAGTTCTACAAGGTGCTGGTGCAAAGATAGGTCAATTATTCACAAGTATAGGAAATATACTTGGTAAACTAAACCCAATGAACATCCCAGGCATGGCAAAAGCTGGGGATGCAATGTCTGATGCAGTTAGTTTTGTTACTAAAATAATTAACAGTATTAAGACTGCTCTTGCACCAATCAAAACTGGTTTCCTGGCAATGGACGGTGCAATGAGTGTCTTCAAACCTATCATGTCATTTGCAAAAACACTAGGAACTGTATTAGGTAAGATTTTCCTACCTATCACTGTTCTTATGTCTGTGTTTGACTTCGTTACTGGTTTCATGGATGGTTATGATGAAGGAGGTATCATCGGTGGTATTGAAGGTGGTATTACTAAACTCCTACAAGGACTAATTGGTATGCCTCTTGACCTACTCAAAGGTGCAGTAGAATGGATTGGTGGTGTTCTTGGATTTGATATGTCATTTATGGCAGACTTTTCGTTCTCAGAACTAATTGGGGATTCTATTGGGTTTATCTTTGATATGTTAAAAGGTGCGGTCAATTGGATTGGAACACTCTTTACTGACCCTGTTGCAGCACTTCAAGCATTGTGGACAGGATTGCTTGGTGGATATGATTCTCTTATATCATTTATCACATGGCCTATTGATGCAGCAATAAACTGGATTCTGGGACTATTTGGTTGGAGTGACCCAGAGGGTGAACCGTTCTCTCTTTGGGGAACAATTAAATCTGCACTAAACTCTGTATGGGAATGGTTGGCAGGATTGTTTGACTTTGATTTGGGTAATGCGATTGAAGGACTCTTACCATCATGGACTCCAGGCTGGGTTAAATCTGCACTTGGACTAGGTGGGGGAGATGATGAAGAAGACCAAACTGACCCACCACCACCAATGTCAGAACAACAGATTCAGGCATATAGAGATGCCCTTGCTGCAGCACAAGATAGAATTGCACGTTCAGAAGCAGGGGAAAATGTATATACAGGCCCAGACTTTATTGGTGCATCTGTTGACCGTGAAGCAGTTGAACAAATTGAGGCACTTCTTGCTAATGCAGAAGCAAGAGCAATGGGTGGGCCTATCAAATCTGGACAACCTTATTTGGTTGGAGAACAGGGCCCAGAACTTATTCTTCCATCACAAGATGGACAAGTTATGACTGCTCAAAGAACAAATCAACTTCTTGCTGCTGGTTTGGAAAATGGTAGTAGTGGTGGTTCGTCTGCACCTATCATCATCAACCAAGGTGGGACTACTGTAAATAATGCAAAGACTTCAACTATGCCACTTCCTATTCCGATTTCAAATAGAAACGTAGCATGGCAAGGAACTGACTTTTAGTGGTCGTAGATGTTGGGCCCGTCTTTAACATAGACAGGTTTGCAGTAAGTAGTAACTCTATCTTTTGCTGGAATATAGTCTCTATACCTATAGTTGCCGTATTGTTTTGGAATCTTCTCTGCATAGTATAGACAGGTATTGATACTTCTGAATATCATAGGATTAGGTTGTTCTCTTCTATCGTCACCCACACCCAAAACAACCACTAGCATGAATGCGTGTATCATAACTCACCAATTTCTCTTTTGAATTTCCACTCTGCGTCTGCAATGCGTAGTTTAAGTTGACGCACAGATTTTTCTAATTCCGACTCTGGAATGTTATGAGAACGATATAACTGGTCTTCCATAAATGCTACATAAAGTAGAATACCAATCAAAGATGTTATGACAACAATCAATGTAATTAACATTAGTAACCTCTGTTTGCTTTATATTCTATTAACCACCAAGCACCACCGACAACTATAGCAATACAACCAGCAATTAGGACTGCAATAACAATACCCTCAACAAGTTTTCTTTGTCTTTCTTTTTGGTCATAGATTGCTTGTTGTCTTTTCTTACGAATATCTGCTTCCATACGAAGCAGTTCATCCCAAGCAGCAGGGCCTCTTTGCCAAGAGATAATCTGCTTGAGTTGGTCACGCATCTCTTCTGCTTTCTTCTTTGCCATGAATGCGGCCATGGCTTCTTCTTCAACTGAACCAGCATTAAATATTTTTTTGAATAGGGGTGGCTTCTTGGCATATTCGTCTGCCTTCTTGAGGTCAGACATAGCACCCATCCATCGTCCAAGGTCTGAGCCCATAGACTCAACATCTCGGCCCACCTCAAAACCTTTTTTGATAAGATTGAATGCGCTCGTTGCTGTAGCAAGAGCTGTAATAGGGTCTATCATTTGTATTTCCTTGTTACGTTACAAATGATAAAGTAATAGTATTGTTTCTTCTCAACTCACAATACTATTTATAAGGGGAATTTAGTTTGTAATATTAAATTTCAAGTTTTCGTGGTCTGGATAGTTGACTACTACTGGGCCTTCTGGACACTCATAGTCGATATGTGCAAGTAGAGTTGCTTCGCCTTCTGGTATCATGTCAATATGTTCTTCATCTATACTAAATGAGAAACCAAACTTATCTATCTTGTCACTAGCGGGGCCTGAGAACTTTGCAATACTAGGGGATGCAGTGTGAACCATATATTTACTGTCTTTGACTTCAAGTCTAAATCCAGTAACTTTACAGTCATCTCTGTGTTTTTCTCTTGCAACGATAACATCAAAAGAACCATCTTTTGGGCCATCTGAAATTGTAAAATATTCTGGCGCCCAAGTAAGAATATCCTTACTTTCAATCTTATCCCACAGAGTATATCCTCCACCAATCAATGCAAGACTGGCAGTGACTACACCAATACCTTTGGTAATATTTTCTACATCGAAACTAATCATGCGACTATTTATAATCCTTTTTAGATAGAACCCATGCTAAAAATGCGGCCGCCAATCCAGTAACTACTGCCTCTGCCCATGCGGGCCCAAAATGTGTTGGATGAATTGTCAAGTCTGCAAATGTTGTTAAAACACCTGTCAACCAAATCAATCCATATTTGTTATTTACTTTGTTCCAATAACTTGCAAGAACGATTGCTATACCAGCAATTATTCCTGTTTTACTTGCAGTGTAGGCATGATTTAAGGTTAGAACAGTCAAGTCGCCTTGAACCATGCACAACATACAAGCTGTCCATGCCTCAGAGAATTTTTCTGCAAGAAGTTTTAGTTTGTCCTTAAACATATCTACTCCTTTGCAATTAGTATACCAATATTTATACGTTGTCAAGGTTTTGACACATAAAATAATATGACAATAAAAAAGGGGTAGAGTTTTGACACTCTACCCCTTCACTCTTTACTACCTAGTCTTTTTAGTGTGGTGTTACGACTCTAAGAGACTTACTGCACACCAAGGATACTCTAACTAGTTCACCTTATTCGTTAGCAAGTTTTTCAAAATATGACATTGCGTCATCATCTTCATCATCACTGACACTTGCTGGTTGTGGGGTTGGTTCAGATTTGAATGTAGGAGCAGGAGTTGATTCCTCTTCTACCATCTGAGCCGCAGTCTTACCTGTTACAACAGAACCAGTTAGAACTGCATCCAAGCGAGTCTTCAACTCATCGTAAGACTTGAAGTTTGAAGGAGCAAGGAACTCTGCAAGAGAGTGTTGCTTACCGTAGATTGATTCCAGTTCTTCATCAGAACCTTTCAACTGTGAAGTCTTCTCAAAGTCAGACTTGTCATAGTTCCAGTAACCATCTACTTTACGAATCTTCAACATGAAGTTCGCACCTTCCCAAAAGTCAAATGGGTTGATTGGAGTTTCATCTGGAAACTCTGGTTGCATCGCTTCCATCAACTTATCAAAGATTTTCTTTCCATATGCATAGAGGAAAACCTTTCCTTCGTTTTCTGGATTTGAAGGGTCACTCACAACATAAATGTTTGAGTAATACTTCAGTTTACGTTTCTGTTTACGAGCAATCTCTTTATCACTCTCTACACCAGAGTTCCAAAGTTGTGAGTTATACTCACTAACAGGGTCTTTCTGATTTAGAGTGGTAAGAGAGTTCTCAATGAACCACTGTCCAGTTGGGCCTTGGAATGCATGATTCCAGACACGAACCCATGGCAACTCTTCACCTTGTGGTGCAGGCAGGAATCGGATTACTGCGTAACCATTGCCAGCCTTGTCAACATTCGGTTTCCAAAGACGTTCATCAACGTATGACTTCTTTTCGGTTGCTGGGGACTCATCCTTTTTTACTTGGTTGAGTAGTTTGTCCAGAGAGTTCTGGTTGCGTAGAGCTGAGATAGACATATTATATTCTCCTATGTATGTTATCGTATGTTTAAGTATTTCACATTTTGCATAGTATAACTATGCATTTTCATCATCTATTGTTATTTATAATACTACAAATATATTGAAAAGTCAAGAACTAAATTCAAATCTGTGTAATCAATATATTCTAAGTTATCATAATCTCTCCACTCTTCAATGAAACGACTAGTTTCATCAGTCCCTAGTGGAGCAGGGTTTACCTTCCAGAATTTCACATGAGGAAAATCTGCAAAGTTCTTGGCATGTTGTTGTATCCAATTTCCAGCAAAGGTTTCTGGTGCGTCTTGTGTGACGTAATTAGAAGTCCCCTTGTAGACATTGTTTACCATACCATCATTACTACCCATATCAAAACCTAATAGAAATACATCTACTGGATTTTCTTTTTCGATAGCAATTCTTACTGCGATGGGGCCTGCACTCCATCCCTCTATTTCTACAGGGATTGGTTCAACACAGTCCTCATCTTCAACCCATGTTACCCACTGTTGGTGGTTTCCCATAAGTTGACGCAATTCTAATTGGTCATACTCATCTGTGATGTTATGTTTTTGCACAACCATATCATAATGAGCTTTGAGTTGGTTAGGGTCAGTTCCATTGAAAACAAACTGAGTTCTGTTACCCTTTTCGTTTTCACTCTTCAGTCCTTCACCCCAACCCATCAATGCATCTAGATTAACAAAATCAGAATACATCATTTCAGGCAACTTAGTCCAACCTCTTGCATACATCTTGTTCTTAGAACAATATCCAGAGGAATAGACTTCATGAATCATTCCCCCATCAACACACACCAAACCATCGACTTCAATATCACGGTATGCAGCATTGCATCCATATATTGAACCTCTTGTCTTTAATACTTGTGTGTTAATCTCTTTGCGAGATTCACCGTTACCTAAAACGAATACTCTAGTCATGTTCTTTATATTTCACCGTTACATTCTGATATGCATTATTCCACTCTTGTGGTGTTGCATCCCATAATTTTTTACGAGGCTCAAAATCCTCAGTTACATCTGGTTCAAATGAATCCCAACCTTTACTACTATACCCATCTTCGGGAACAAAGTCAAGAGATTTTCCTTCTGGAATATGAAAACCAATCGCCCTTAGATAATTGGTAAACTCTTGACACATATCATCCAGACTTGCATCACTAGGAATAGTAAACTCAACCGTAACTGGCAGTTGGTCTGGATAAGTATTTTCATAACTAAATTTGTGCATTACAATTTCTCCATTAGTGGGAAGATTTTAGCAATCTCCTTTGCACATGCCTTTGCAACATCCATATGTTCTTTCTGTGTTCCGTTCTCAGAACGTAACTCAATATAGTGAACCCATGAACGCAAAGACCCATTCATATACAGACGTGTCTTTGTCAAACCTTCTGGTAGGACTGCACGAGCCTGTTCTTTCGCAATACCGTTCTCAATCGCCCATTCATAACACTGTTTTGCTTGATTAATAACGCCGTGTTGTCTACGTCCCCATTCCATAATCAACTCTTGTTTTTGAGCATCAAGTTGAATTGATGGGTCATTTTCAATTTCAATAGAATTTTGTCGATTGGTAGTGTCCTGTAGACGACATTCCCTTGTTGTGAATGCATCCCCCATAGCAGATGGTTCTGCATACCGTTGACTAAACTCTTGAAATGAGAATGAACGATGACGCACAATTTGATGTGCAATATCACGAGTAGTCTCAATCTCAATACATGCACTGACCATCTCTAGTGGACTCCAGTGTTTATGTTTGACTAGATACTTAATCAGTTTTTCAGAAGTTTCATGGTTTACTTGGTTAGCAGGATTAGAAACACGAGCACAATATGCAATCAGTTCTTGAACATCCTTGCCAACAAACAACGAGTCTTCGTCAGTCTGACTATAACTAATCAACCTTGCAGTTGTTAGCATTTTATTTACTTCCTTATTTGCTTCCATCATCTTCTTTCTTTTTCAATGAATAACTACCAGAGGGCAGTTCTTCCCATATTAATGTATCACCTGTATCCCAACCAACTTGGTCTAAGCAGCCTGGGGGGAACTCTATGAATAGTTCCTTGGTTTTGCCGTCTTGTTGGACTTCAATTATCCAACTATTTTCACCTGTCTTTTTGTATTTCATCTTAACCTCAAATAAGCAGTTTTACATCATGCTTAGGATTAAGTAGTTTACCTACGTCCACGAGGACGATTAGCACCACGGTTCGATAGTTCTGAAATGCGTCTGGTAATGTCTTGGTCACGTTTTACCAGTTCTGCATTGTCAAACTCTAGAGTCTTAACACGTGCTACCAATTCTTGGTTCTTTGCACGATAGAAGTCTCTTTCACGAACTAGGTCATTCTGTGCTTCCATCTCCATCAGAATGTCTCCTTTATCAGTTTGAGAAGTTGAACCTTACATTTCTCTTTATCATAGTCAAGAAATGTCCCATACTTTACGATTAATCGTCTGCTGTCAGGCCACACTAAATCATCTTTCAGTTCCTTATCAAATTGCTTCACATAGTTTACTAATCCTTGCAGAATAACCATAGTCTGTAGGTTGATTCGTTTTGCGAGGTAGTTCCTTAATAATACAGGATGTTTCCCCTTTTGACAAGAGAAAAGTTCATCAAAATTTTCGATTTGTGAAAAAAGAAAACTCATCTCATTTATAAAATTATAAGTGAGTGATTGACGATACTTCATCCAATTATTATAGTTAGTTTCGTTAAAGTCTCCTAACCATCCTTTGGGACTGCACACAAAATTACTTACAAAGTAATCTTCTGTAGACTCACCATACTTGCGGGCAACCTTTGCAAAGAAGTTTCTGTCCTTACGTTTTAAGAACGAGTGTTTAGTTGCGCTGGTTTTGCCACCGTATCTTTCATAATCATAATCTGTGGTGAAGTGTAACTTCAGACCAAGATACATTCGATAAGCATCAAATGCTTCCATAATATCCTCAAATGGGTAGGGTTGCTACTCTGGGCAAGAAATTCAACTCTCTTGCATCTGCTTCTAATTTTTCCTTTAGGGGTTTTGAGATGAGGGGACTGATTGCATCAGGCTCCATTTCGTGACGTTCACAATACTCTAGAATCGCTTCCATGTAATTGACTGCACCAGCACCATCCTTCACTATTTCTTCTATTTTCATTGCAAACTTTTTCGGGGTCATAACTGCGAGTTCTTCTAGATTGTTCATTATATTCCTTTCAATGTGTGAAGGGGGCAACCGGCACCCCCCTCACGTTATTAAGCAGAGCCAGTTTATAGATACTGGATGCACCGTTAGGCATTAGTCCTTTTTAGTTACAAACTTGTAAAGTTCTTCTGCCTTGTCCATAATCTCAGATGGTTGATACATCTTTGGAGTATATTTGTCAAAGATTTCTGTAACATCTTTTGATTGTGATTTTGCTTGTTCGATTGCTTCAAACATTTTAGTCATCTGCATTTCGTAAGTTTTATCAAGCATTTCTTTGGCCATTGCCAATGTGTCGAACCGTAGTTCAAATGGGTTTTTACTAGACATAGTTTTCTCCTTTGTGTCTGTGTTGTGTGTGTTGTGAACTAACCGTTGATTCACACGAGTGTATTAAGGCACTACCCTTCAAATCTGATTCTGAATAAGATATCCAGAATCTTTTGTTTCTTCCACTCTTCTAGTGCCTTCCTATAACACC